CTTTTCTTTCTTTATTAAAATCTTTTGCAAATTTCGTTTGTGTCAATCCTTTTTGCTTTCTTAATGTTTTTAATTTTTCTGCAAACATCATAGTCACCTCCGTTAAATTTATAATATCACTATTAGTGAGATTATGCAATAAAAAAATATAAAAACAAAATAATTCTCACAAAATGTTAAGAAAAGTATTGACAATTCTCACACTGTGTTATATAATACTCACATAACGTGAGAATAAGGGGTGAGAACGTGAGAGAATATTTAAAAAAATTAAGGCTTAAAAAGAAAATGACAAAGCAAGCCGTCGCAGACTTCTTAGGTATAAGTCAAAATTATTATACTTATATAGAAAACGGTGAACGTCAAAAAAGCCTTGACTTAGCTTATGCGTCAAAATTGGCAGAGCTATTTAATGTAAGTGTAGATTGGATAGCAAAACAAGAACAGAAAGTAAAAACTAAATAAGGAGCAGAAAAATGGTTGATAAAGAAACGTTAGGTCAATATACAAAAATAGTAGTAGAAACAGACGAAGAAAACCCTGTAACCGTTGCAGTTATACAATCTAATTCCATAGATACCGTCAAAGGTTACAGAGTAAGATTAACACCTAAATATAATTAGTAAAGGAGTGAAAAGAATGATAGTAATGATAGCGATTGCTTGCGGCACTCTCGCTGCTATAGCGTTTCCAGTGTCGATTACAATGTTGGTAAAGAGTTTCTTGCGGGAGCGGAGGTGAGAAAAAATGGCACTTGAAAAACCGTCATACAGAGATAATCTCGAAAGAATTAAAGAGGTTTATCCTAATAAAGAAATGCTGAACGTCAAAAACGTCGCGACGTTCTGCGGATTGAATAGAAAAACAGTATTAGAGCTATTTGGCTTTAATAAAGGTTACATCTCTGTTGCCAAGTTGGCAAGAGAAATGTCATAAAAATTAAATGCCTTGCAGGCAGACAAGGGCTGTCCGCGTGTTATCCGTAAAGTAGACTTTCCCCAATGAGTTTAAATTTTAATGAAATCTGTTTTGTGGACGGCTCCTGTGTGCCTGTGAGGAAGTAAAGAGAGGTAAAACAAATGAACACAATAGGAATTGCACTGATTAGTTTCGGTATCGGACTGATAATCAGTTGGAAATTGGCAGAAAGGGATATAAAAAATGCTAAAAAGAAAACCAAAAACAGAGAATGAGAAAACGGAAGAATATTTCCACAGAGAAGTATTTCCGATGATTAACGCATTCGCAAAAGAATGCAAGGGACACCCTAATCAAAATTATATAGTGAAAGGATTGTTTGCAAATGAACAAATATGTAGTAATGACGGGCAGAGGTAATGCGGTGTTTGTAAATGCCGATGATAACAAGTTGGTTAAAGAGTATATAGCAAAAGGCTACGGCATAACAAACCGCATTAAAGCAAAGTACCCACTTAAAGTGAGTGTGGTGAGAATAGTAGGAGGGCAGAAATGACAACAGGTCAGATAAGCAAGCTACATAATTTATGTATGCAGATTAATTTGTTGGCGGCAAAACGTGACGATGCACCTGTCGTGATATACACAATGGTAGGTGACAATAAGTTTGCACCGGTTATATGTATAAGCGTGTATGAGGGTAAGCCGTTTAAAGAAATTATGTCGTTGTGTATTCCGACTGACAAAACAGTCGATAAGAAATACAGATTACAATTAAAGATGTTGGATGACATCAAGAAAAAGTTGGAGGTGAAAGAGAATGAATGACGAAGAAGAGAACTACAATAATGAAGAATTTATCGAGATATTAACTGCACTTGGCAGTGACACAAAAATATTGATTAATGGTAGTGCCGATTTTGAAATACGCCATCCGTGGAATAATGGTGAGCCGTATATCAATATTGTTGCAAAAGAAAAAGACCGTTAGAGCTGGCACTCGTAAACGGTCAAAGGTAATTACATAGATTAATCTATGTTTTACATATATTATACCACAAAAAAATAAAAAATCAAGAAAGGAATGATAAAAAGTGGGTAATGCAAATTTATTAGAGGTCGCTCGTGGTGCAATCGGTGAAAGATTGGACTATGAGCTAAGCAAGGTCGTTGATAATATCGCTGACCTAAATACCAAAGCGGACGCAGTAAGAAAGATAACATTGACGTTGTCACTAAAGCCAGACAGCGAAAGACAGAACATCAAAATGTCAACACAGGTTAAGTCAACATTGACACCAACGAACAATATCGAAAGTGCGTTGTACTTGACGGAATCGGATGAGGGCAAAGCATTGGTTGAAATGTTGCCACAAGTACCGGGACAAATGGCATTAGACGGCTCGGAGCAAGATGAGCCAAAGGTTATACCAATTAAGAAAGCAATGTAATTTAAGGAGGATAAAGATAATGATTAACAAAGAGTTTATTGAAAAAATCGAGGATATGACAGGACCAAAGGTGATTGAAACAGTGCAAGGCACTTTTTCGGACGAGCACTTATATAGGGTTGAAAACAAACTTGCTGATACAATAGTCCTTTCAAGTCTAAGCGGTTTGGCAGAGATGATAAAACAAGAGATGAGCGAGTATAATCTTCCGCTGTTCGTCAGAGCAACATCAGCAGAACGAGTACACGTGTTCGGTGCAATCAGAGATGATATGCAACGTGAAAGACCTTTTACTGCCGAAGCAAAATTTATCAGTTTCGATTTTAACGAGTATATAAGCATTGAAAATATGATTATCTGCCTAAAATCACGTTTTGCACCGACAGAGGACAGAGATTATCTTGTGCAGTTGCTTGGTAACATAACAGACCAACAGAGTGTACAGACAAAAGACGACGGTATCACGCAGTCGGCAACTGTCAAGAGTGGTATTCAGTTGATAGGTGAACAGAGAATTAAGCCGATTGTTACGTTGAAACCATACAGAACATTTTTAGAGGTTGAACAACCGGAAAGCGATTTCTTAATCAGACTTAAAGACGGCAGAGCGGCACTGTTTGAGGCAGACGGTGGAGCTTGGGAACGTGAGGCAGTAAAGAACGTTGCGGACAAGCTAAGAGGATTGCTTGAAGATGTACCGAATGTACATATAATTGAATAATAAAAAAGCGGGGGAATTTAATTTCCCCCGCAATACCGTTCAACGGCATATATTATAACACATCGATATTTTAACACATAGAAAGGAAAATGTCAAATGTTCGGATACATTGATGTTGATAAAGAGATAACAGGCAACTACGGCAAGGACAGTTGTGGCGAAGAAGTAGTTGCCTGTACTTGTGACGAGTGCAATGAGCCTATATTTGTAGGCGACAAATACTACGAAATCGCAGATATAGTTGTCTGCGAAAACTGTATAGAGGAATTCGTGAGGACAGGAGAGGTAGATATATGAGTGAAGATATTAAGATATTAGAAAATGCAGAGGGTGAGTTTGGAATTATTACAGTGAACCAACTACCGGTTATATCGGAGCAGTTGGACAAACTGCAAGAGATTATTCAGGAACGTACACAAAGTGCCTTGCAATATGAGTGTACGGAGGATAATTACAAGCAAATAAAGTCAATGAGAAGTGCATTAACAAAAGAACGCACGGAACTTGAAAAACGTTATAAAGAGGCTATGGAAACGGCAATAGCACCGATACAAGCGGTACAGAACAAGTTCAAAAGTTGTATGAGTGTTTACAAAGATACAGACGCACAGCTGAAAACAAAAATAAACAGTGTGGAAAACGGTATAAAGGACATCAAGAAACAAGAGGTTGTTGAATATTTTAACGAGTATGTAGCCTCAAAAAATATTGATTTTCTTACATTTGACAAGCTCGGTATTAACATAACAATGTCGGCAAGTATGAAATCATTAAAAAACGCTGTAAAAGATGCCATTGACAGAGTATCTTGTGATTTAAAAATGATTGAAACGCAAGAGGACAAAGAAGCTATACTTGTCGAGTACAAGAAAAGCCTCAACGTATCGGAAGCAGTTCAAGTCGTCAAGGCTCGTATGCAGGCTATACAAGAGGAAAAAGAAAGAGAGATTGAAAGAAAAAGAGCAGAGATACAAAAAGAAGTTGCCTCACAAAAGGTTGATGAGCAAATAGAAAAGCCGCTCACACCACCGGAAGTAATCAAGCCGGTAGAAACAGAGATTAAGCCACAAGAAGAAAAAATATTTGCGGTACAGTTTAAGGCATACGGCACGCGACAACAGTTAAAGCAATTAAAAGAATTTATGAAGAAAGAAGGTATTCGTTATGAATAATCAAATTGCAAGACAAAAACCGTCATTCAGTACGGCGATTACAACGGATAAATTCCAGAGAGCTATAAATAACACATTGCAAGACCCGAACCGAGCAAGACGCTTTACATCATCTATCATTTCGGCGGTGTCTGCCAATCCTGCACTACAAGAGTGTGAGGCAGGAACGATAGTGTCGGCGGCGTTGCTCGGTGAAAGTCTTAACTTATCTCCGTCACCGCAGCTTGGACAATATTACCTTGTGCCATTTAATGATAACAAAAATCATTGTAAAAAGGCACAATTTCAGCTTGGATATAAGGGATATATTCAGCTTGCGATACGCAGTGGATATTATAAAAAGCTAAATGTACTTGCTATCAAAAAAGGCGAACTCGTTAAGTTTGACCCTTTGGAAGAAGAAATAGAAGTACAGTTAATTGACGACGAAGAACAAAGAGAGCAAGCCGAAACAATCGGCTATTATGCAATGTTCGAGTATCAGAACGGTTTTAAAAAAGCAATTTATTGGTCTAAGTCAAAAATGGAGCAACACGCATTGAAGTATTCACAAGGTTACAAAGCAAGAAAAGGTTGTACATTTTGGGAAAAAGATTTTGACGGTATGGCATATAAAACTATGTTACGTCAGCTAATCTCCAAATGGGGCATTATGTCCATTGAAATGCAAGACGTTTATTCAAAGGATATGGCAGTAATCAACGAGGACGGCGAAACAGAATACATAGATACAATTGATACGACGTATACGGAAGTTGAACAGCAAGAACCTGATGATTTTGGGGAACAACAGCCAAATGTTCCTACAGAAGAAGCAGACGAGCCTATGTCACTTGATGATTTTGATTGATATGGAATACAACATCATCAGCACAGGTAGTAAGGGGAACGCCGTAGTTATTAATGATGTTATACTCATAGATTGCGGCGTTTCGTTTAGAGCGTTAAAGGACGTATACAAGAATATAAAAATTGTGTTATTAACACATATCCATTCGGACCATTTTAACAGGCGAACAATTAAAGCGTTGGCGAATAACCGCCCAACATTACGGTTTGCGGTGGGAGTTCACCTGTTAAATGATTTGGTTGAATGTGGTGTCGATAAAAGCAATATAGACGTTGTAGAGGCGGGCAAGACATACAATTATGGATTGTTTCAAATATCACCTATAAAGCTGTATCACGATGTACCAAACTTCGGATATAGAATATTTATGAACAACGAGAGACTGATATATGCAACCGACACCAACAGTATGAAAGGCATAAAGGCTGAAAATTACGACCTTTATATGATAGAAGCAAATTACATAGATGAAGAAATACAAGAGCGAATACGAGAGAAAGAGCGACAAGGACAGTATGCTTACGAGCGTGGTGTTTTACATACACATCTAAGCAAACAAAAATGTGATAATTTCATTTACGAAAACATCGGGCGTAATGGTTCATATGTATATCTACATCAACACGAGGATAGAAATAATGGAAATACAGGGTGTAATCAAGGACTATGACGGCGAATTTCTTACGATAGTCGCACCGTTTGACAATACAAGCGCATTGGAACAGAAGTGTATAACAGATTGTGAAATTCGTTTGAACGACGGACGGAGTATATCGAACAAACAAAGACGTAAGATATTCGCACTGGTGAACGATATAGGTACATACATAAACGGAATATCAAATAAGCGCGAGTATCAAGAAGAATTGAGGTTGATGAAACTGCTGTACATAATAGACAAGAGTGATAACGAAGCACTTCGCAGGCAACTTACGTTGAATTATTGTGAGTGTTTGGATATTGATATATTCAGTCTGTCGGACGTAGATATGACAACCGCTAAAGATTTTATATCGTGGCTCATTGAACTATGCATAAATCACGATATACCGACAAATGACAGTCTATTAAATATAACAGAGGATATAGACAGGTATTTGTATCTATGTTGTGCAAAAAGACGTTGTGCGGTGTGCGGAAAGAAAGCTGACATACATCACGTCGATACGGTAGGCAGTGGTGTAAACCGTAGAACTACACGCCACTTGGGTAAGGAAGTTCAGCCGCTATGCAGATTACACCACACGGAGGCACACAAAATAGGAAAAACAGACTTCAATAACAAGTATCATTTAACATCAATAAGACTTGACGAATATTTGTGCAAGGTGCTTGGATTGAAGAAATAATCAGGAGGAAACGCAATGGTAAAAATAAGAGTAGAAGATACATACACGAACGAAGTAATTGAAACCGAATGTGACGGTGCATTGATTTCAATGCACCAACGCGAAGAAAATAATCGTGTAGCACATTCGATTGTCATTGGAAGATTTAACATTAAATTATTAAAACTCATAAGAAAAGATATAAAGGAGATTTTAAAGAGAGCATTTAAGGGGGAAGGAAGAATTGAATAAAGTTATATTAATGGGACGTCTTACAAAAGACGTTGAAATAAGACAAACGCCGAACAATCTTTCGGTCGCAAGATTTACTATTGCGGTAAATCGAAGATTTGTAAAAGACGGCGGACAACAGGCTGATTTTATTAACTGTATTGCGTGGCGTAAGACAGGCGAATTTATCGCACGATATTTCCAAAAGGGCAGTATGATTGCCATAGTCGGAAGCATTCAAACAAGAAGTTGGGACGGTAATGACGGTAAAAAGCAGTATGCGACAGAAGTTATTGTAGATGAGGCATACTTTACCGGTTCAAAATCTGAAAACAGTACAGGCAGTAATACCGATTTGTCTGATAGCAGTATTGATGATTTAAACAGTCAATATGGCGATGATTTCGCTACTATCGGCGATGAAGAAGATTTGCCGTTTTAAGAGGTGTAGTGTATGAACAACGGAATTAACTACTTTCCGCTGAACGTACATTTAGATGATAAATTTGAATTAATCGAGGCTGAATTTGGACTGAAAGGGTTTGCGATAGTCGTTAAGTTGTTCCAAAAGATATACGGACAGCAAGGTTACTATTGTGAATGGACAGAAGACGTTGCATTATTGTTCGGAAAGAATGTAGGTTTGGGTGGTGATGCCGTGTCCGAAATAGTGAGAGCCGCGATTAAAAGAGGTATATTTGACAGTGAACTTTATGACAAGTATCAAATCTTGACTTCGAGAGGCATACAAGAAAGATACTTCGAGGCAGTCAGTCGCCGTAAAGAAGTTGAAGTCAGAAAAGAGTACCTCTTAATTAAAGTCGACCAAATTTATAAGAATGTACGCATTTTAAATGAAAATGTAAACATTTCAAGCAAAAATGTAAACATTTCCGAACAAAAGAAAGTAGAAGAAAGTAAAGTAAAAGAAAAGAGAGTAGAAGAAAGGAAACTGCCACGTCTGCCTGTAAGAATTGTTAAGCTATATGAGAACAATATAGCATCTTTGACACCGATTACACTGCGAGGCTTAGATGATTGGCTTAATGATATGTCGGAGGACGTTGTTATATACGCAATCGAAGAAGCTGTAAAGAACAACAAACGTAATTACAGGTACATAGAGGCAATACTTCGCAATCATTTTAATGCGGGACGTACTACCCTTGCGGAAGTAAAAAGTGCAAAGCGAGCGTATAAAGGCAATGAAAATGAGCTTAGTATTAACAGAGACGATAACCTTGATTATGACGAACTTGAAAAAATAATGAGGGAGAAAACGTAATGATTGTATTTTCTATAGACCCCGGTAATACACAAAGCGGTTGGTGCATTATTGACGGAGAAACAATGAAACCACAAGACTTTGGAAAGACCGATAATGATGAGTTGTTAGACAGTTTTGAACGCCTGATAAGAGTACATCAAGTGGACGTTGTTGTTATTGAAATGGTGGCGTGCTACGGTATGCCGGTTGGACGTGAAGTGTTTGAAACGTGTGTTTGGATAGGCAGATTTACCGAGAAAGCAAAGCAACTGCAAAAGGACGTTCAATACATAACACGCAAAGATGAAAAAATGAATATCTGTCACAGTATGAAAGCCAACGACGCAACTATTCGCAGGGCTTTGATAGACAGATTTGCAAAGCACGATTTAAAGAACGGCAAGGGAACAAAGAAAAATCCTGACTGGTTTTACAGCTTCAAAAGTGACATTTGGACGGCTTATGCAGTGGGTATAACGTGGATTGAAATGGAGGAATAAGACAATGACTATTAAATTACCAATGGGCGTGGAAATAGAAATGAATACGCGTTTGCCGTATGATTTCGATGATATTATTCGCAAGACATTTAAAGAATATTTAGGCGAAGCAAAAACAGAAAATTTAGATTTTAATAAATTAAAATTTATAGACCTTTGCATTGCTTCAATTCGCAACTCGAAAGACGCAAAAGAGGCAGTTCAAGATATAATGCTCAAGCAAACAGAATACAGATTAAAAATACTTAATCAATTTCCAGAAAAAAATTCGTTTTTTAACATGAATTTTATGGCTCATTATTATGAAATGGGTAGAGAAAGCGCATTACTGCATACTGAATATAGCGGTAATGACATAGAAAATGAAACTATTATGAAAGTGGTTATAAGAATTATAAAAGTGGTGAGCAATTTTGAGGAGGAAGAAAATGGCGAAGAAAAAGAGAATTAAAATCGGTGCTATGTACCGAGAATACGGCGAAATGGAAGGAGCATTGTGCCGCGACTGTTGCAATTTTATAACGATAACAGCCGACGGAAAACGTCATTGCAAATGCAGGGCGTACGGCATAACGAGAGAGGCTAATACAAACTGGTACGGCAAATATGAGGCGTGCGGATTGTATAACACACCGGTCGATAAAAAGTATAAACCGATATTTGAAGGAGGAAATGAGTAATGAATACACCATTAATTAAACCGAGTTTGATTTATTTAATTAATTTGTGCGACAATTTCAAAACTGCATTGTTTATAGTTATGCTTGTAGTGGGATTTGCTGCAGCTGTTAGTCTTTATGAATATCTTAACGAAGAAGAGGAACGACGATACTTTAGTAAGCGGTTTAAAATACTCATTGTCGCATTGATAAGTAGCTTAGCGGTGAATATCGCATTACCAAGCGAGAAAACTTGTTACACAATGCTTGTCAGTTCACAACTAACACCGCAGAACATCCAAAGCGTCGGTAATGATTTGAAGTCTGCGGTAGATTACATATTTGAGAAGATAAATGAGTTGGAGGAATAGAAAATGTATAATGAATTAAAGCCGTGTCCATTCTGCGGAGGCGAGGCGGAATTATATCAATCATATTGTGGCTATTATCAGATAGAATGTCACCAATGCAGTGCAAGAAGTTGCACGGCAGTAGAAAAAGAGAGCGTAATAAGCAACTGGAATATGTGTTCAACAACAGAAAGAAAATCAAAGACTATGACGCTTGATGAGGCGATAGAACATTGCAAAGAAGTCGCAACTAAAAATTGTTCGGAATGTGCAGAAGAACACAAGCAACTTGCAAATTGGTTACGCACGCTAAAGTATTTAGAAGAAAATGCGGTTATGCCAATACACAAAAAGCAAGATTGGTTAGACATAGCGGAACACTACGGTATTAAACAAATTCCGGTAGCGATTGAAGAAATGGCTGAATTAACACAAGTGTTGACTAAGTATTTGAGAATATCGCAAGGCGGTCAGTTTGTACTAAAATCAATGTTCGAAGTTCAAGACAGCATAGAGGAAGAATTATCGGACGTAATTGTAATGATGATACAGTTGCAATATTTATTTAACATTGACAATGACACAATAAACAAAATTGCAGACGAAAAACTGAAAAGAACGTTAAAATTAATGGAGGAACAAAAATGAAGTTTAGAACAAAACCATGTGAAATTGAGGCGGTACAATGGACGGGCAGAAATGTAGCAGAGATTATGCGATTTGTAAAAAATGAAAGTGCTATTATTACAAACGGAGTATTGATAATAAAAACCTTAGAGGGCGATATGGTAGCAAGCACAGGTGACTACATCATCAGAGGACTACGAGGGGAATATTACCCGTGTAAGCCTGATGTGTTCCGCGCGAAGTACGAGCCGTGCGAATAAGAGGTGACGATATGAGAACTGAACAATTTGAAGAAGTTATAAATAACCGCATAGAAACGTGTAAAAGTGTTCTATGCAGTAAAGCAGAAGAATATGCAACCGATGATAGATTACATAATTTCAAAGTAGCAGGCAAATTGCAGAAATGTACACCTGTAAAAGCGTTGGGTGGTATGATGGCAAAGCATACTGTCAGCGTGTATGATTTGATTGATGATTACGAACAAGGCAAGGCAATATCAAAAGAAATGTGGGCTGAAAAGATAGGCGATAGTATAAATTACCTGTTACTATTAACGGCATTATTAGCCGAAAGAAATATAAGAGAAGAAGTAATGCAAGATGATACTGTTGATTATTGCTACAATACAATTTGTAATTGGGTATATCATAATGCAGAGAGATTTGCTCAATCATTAACTTTCAATAATGAAATATGGGGTAAAATCGAAAACGGCGTTGCGACAATTAATAAATATAAACTTGTTGATTTTTTACAGGATAAAGGATATGACTACGGCTCAGTTATGCCAAAATTTGCGGAACGCGGGTATATTATAAGGAACTCACAAGGTAAATATGTACATCAAACAAAGGTGCGAGGTTGGAAAGCGAGCTATATAAAACTAAAACTGACGAAAATTAAGGAATATCAGAAGATGATTAAAAGCTGTGATAAATGCAAGTTTCTTACCGTTTTAAATGATAATACAACTGGTATATATGCAAAATGTCCAACGAAAACATTTTTGCTATGGAAAGAAGATACACGGCATACAACTTGCGATTGTTGGGAGGATAAAAATGTTGACAAAAAAATATAAAAACGGATTTATAACGCTAAATGCGGAAAAGTTTTCGCCTGTGACACAAGAAACCATAGACAGAGAAATTAAAAATTTTGAGCCGATGAAAAAGGCAATAGAGAAGTTGTATGAGTATGAGCAGAAAGACATTCCGAAAGATATAGTATTTGACAAGGGGTGTCCTAATTGCGGCAACGATACAAATATATTGTTTGGCGATAAGTATTGTGTTGAATGCGGACAAAAATTAGATTGGAGTGCCATTGGGAGAGTAAAGGCAACGGAGAATTAAAGGAGGATTTTATTATGAAAAAGATTAAAGTATTGTGGTTTTCACGCCACGCAATGACGAAAGAACAGAGAGTTTCACTGGGAGATGTTGAGATTTTTCAAGTAAACAAGACAATTCAATCTGCCTACGAACTGCAAAAAGAAATAGAAGATTGCGACATTATTGCGGTAGTAGCACCAATCGGATTGCAGGAACAGTTTTTGAGATTGGCAGGCGGCAAGCCTGTCATAATGGCAGTTAATGACCGCCGAATTATTAAACAGGAAGATGGCAGTGAAGATAAGGTAGAGTTCCACTTCGTTAAGTGGGAACGTCTACTAAAAATCGAAGTTGTCAAGGAAAATTTTCCTAATCAAACACCAATAGAAAATTGTGGTTTTTCGGTTCGTACATACAACTGTTTAAAACGTGCAATAATTGATAAAATCAGTGATATTGAGAGTATTGAACAGTTGATGATGGTAAGAGGTTTAGGTCAAAACAGTCTGAAAGAAATAGTAAACAAGTTGAGTGAATATGGCATTAAGTTGCCGGAAAGTGCGGTAAAGGGGTGACATTGCAGGAATTATATGAATTTGCAGAAAAATTCGTTAAAGTTGGTAAGGGCAGTGGTACAGTGTCAGCTGATATTAATTTATATGCTGCGTTCGGGAAAGTGAGGGATAACGATGAATTTGATAAAGTGGATTAAGAGAAAAAGCATATTAAAAAAACGCATCATTTTTTTTGAAAAAAAGTTGAAAAACGCATCCGAAAGATATTATAAATGTACAAAAGTGTGACAACCATACTTATTATTGGTTAACTACAAACGGATTAAAATGGTTAGGACGACAACTTAATATAGTTATAAAAGAAGATGGAAAGGAGAATTAAAATGATTTGTAACTGCAAAAAATGCGTATTCCATAAAGGAGAAACAGAGTGCCTATTACCGAAGAACGAAAATTTTCAAGTTACGATGAATGACAGAGTAATATCGTGTCTTAATAATATTAAAGACGAAAACGACTTGTCGGCAGAAGGTAAAAAAAAATTGAAAAGCGTCCGGAATATGTACCAGATAAAGCAAGCAATTCTGAAAACAAGAAAAAGACACGAGTAACCAACAAAGAATTAGATACAATGAAAAGATTAAGAGATGATGGTCTATCATATTTTGAAATAGCAAAGATTGTGGACAGAAACCCTGACGTGGTTAGGGTGAATTTGGTGAGGTGTTGATATGGATAAAGTAGCGAAGAAATTAAAGCAGAAACGCAGAGCCGAACGCGAAAAAGCATTAAACGCAATACGCCAAGAGCAAGAAAAGGAATTGTTAAAGCGATTTGAGGTAGTAGCAAAGAAGCACGGTATCAAAAAGTTTAACAAAAAGCAAGCGTTACTGTCATACAAATTAGTCGAGGACGAGGCGATAAGCGACGGAACGATATACACTATAATGTTTGTGGCGTGGTATTTACATATCAAATATGGCTACAACTATATCCGAATAGCACAATTTATTGACGCAGTTAATTATTATTCCAAAAGTACCGTAGAGAATAAACGTGATACTGAAAAATTGATTGATGAAATGAAACGCGAATGCCAATTTGATTATGTGGAATTGATGAGCGACTTTGACCTATTAAAAATTAAAACAGATACGTCGGCGGAGGATAAGCTAAAAATGGCAGTCTGCAAAATGCAAGCAATATTACCTGTGACGCTGTATGTGTTGTATTTCAAAATGGGTTGGAAGAAAAAGAGAATGAACGCTGTCGGCGAAGTGGCAAAACAAGTAATGAAAGAAATACCAAAAGGGAAGTTAAAGGAAATCAGAGAAGTATTGCGTAATGATTGCGGTATGGTGTTTTACAGCAACGGTTGGATAGATTATCTGAAAGCGAAAGAGTAGGAGGACAGAAGATTGACGGAGTTTAGGTTTTCAAGAACGTTAGACAAATTGGGGATAAGCTATAACACGCAAGGATTGATATATTTCCTGTGTGTTAATGCTAAACGACTGCCGGAGCAAGATAAGGCAGTGCTGAATATGTGTCTTGAAGTCGCAGGAGAGGACTATCAGGCACTATATAAATTTCTGACGGACAGCTCCGTCAATCACGTCTACATACAAATGCAATACGGATTGCACCCAAAACGGTTATTTAATCTAAAACGCGAATTCTATAAACGGTTTAGGGATAACTTAACTCACTTTGACTTGCGGTAGAAAATGTGATATAATATATATGCTCACTTGAGAGATATTATATTTTTTCATTTATTCCTAAAAAAAGACGGTTACCAAACGGCAACCGTCTTTTTTGTTATGCGTTTTCAATCAGTCTTTCAATAACCTGACTGATATTTTCGCGTCTTTCGAGAGCGAGCGATTGAAGTTTCTTTTTTGCTGTTCCAGAAAGGGTTATTGTTGTTCGGTAGGTATCACCCTCTGACACTTCACCGAAGTACTGTTCGTACGCTTCCGGTGAAGCGTGTTCTTCAGCGAACGCCTTTGCGTCAGCTTCGGAAAGTGGAACGATTTTTTCACCTGAAGTCCACATATTGCCGTCGGCTTCAGCATAGGCGGTTCTTGCACCGCCATATCCGTACAAGAAAAACTCACCTGTACGCTTTACATACAGTTGCTCGCAAAGGGCGTCAAAATCGCCCGACGGCAATCCGTTGGAGTATCCGCACACTTCCTGTGCGGTGTCTGTGTCGTACTTACGACCCTTAATTATTTTTTGCATTTTAAATTCCTCCTATTAATTAAATTTGATTTTATCATTGATAAAATCTTCTACAGTATTGGCTTTAAAGTCCTCTACTGTAAAGCAACCTTGACCATTTCCGCAACGATAACCTATTACTTCGTCTTTCCAGCCTGTTACCTCAATCCAATATGAGGTGTTATCGCTCTCTGTTTCAGGTATACCAAAACGGAGAGTTCCGTTCGGCTCGGGACACCTTGGAGCTTCAGTGTAAGGTGTTTTTGATGTGATTTCTTTTATAAGAGCCTTACCGCTTTCGGTAAACACTCTTTCATATTTTTCTACCTCTATTGATAGAGGCTCTCTATATTCTTTCATTTTAATCTTCCTTTCTTGTCTTGTTATCATATTGCACCTCTGCATTGCACCGACGCACCGAAATGCGTCGGAATTGCGTTTTTATAGCTCTTTTTCAATTTCAGCGATGATGTCTACATATTCTAATACTTCGTCTGCTGATAATTCGTAACTGTCGTTTTCCCAAGAGCTATCATCTTCAATAGTTCTTAAAAATTCTTCTGCTTTTTCAGTTTTTTCATCATCATCATCACAGTCAGCTAAATTCGGGAACCATTCTTTCTCTGTGATGTATCTGCAACATCCTTCTTCGTCAACGCTAATGATAATGTCGTATGCGTTTGTTTCTCCGTAAATTAATCTCTTTTTCATAATTAATCTTCCTTTCTCTTGCCTTTCGGCTGACCTCTTTTGTTATTTTCTAACCATATTATAGCAAACCTTTATGTCAAAGTCAATACTTTTATGCTAAAGTTAAATAAGATTATGAAAAATATACATATATTCCTATGGTTATTTATGCAATATACACAAAATGCAAAAATATTAAAATTGGAAAATAGTGTGGGGGATAGATTTGATTTACTACATATAGTAGGTAGAACCGTCGTGAGGACGGTGGGTTAATATTTCACTGATTGTCGGTGGGGACGGAAATATTAAATTGATGAAAAGGGGGTGTCAGCCATCGCAAAACAGAGAACATATACAGACGCCGACCGTGAGCAGGCATTTGCGGAATACACGGTATTGGGAAATTGGGAATTAGTATCACGCAAAATGGGTATTCCCGTAAACACGTTAAAATCGTGGTGGCGACGACATCCACCTGATATGGACGAATATGCAGAAAAACGGCGAGAGGTCCGCGAGGGCTTTATCGAAACGGCGAGCAAAGCGATTGAGAACGGTGCCGAGCTGATTAACAGGCGGTTGGAATTAGCGTTGAAGCAACAGCGTGAGTTGGAGGAATTGATGAAAGATATTCCTGCCGACGAGATGACAGCGTCGCAAAAACAGGAATTGCGTGCAAAGATACGGTCGTTGGAATTGCATAAATTATCTGAAATCAGCACAGCAGTCAATACATTATATGACAAACGTGCATTAGCACAGGGACAATCGACTGAAAATACGACGATTGAAATTAAAATGCCACAGGACGTGATGAAATATGCAGAATAGTCTGAAATTAGACCTATCACGCACAAATCCGAAGCAGGAACAGTTTTTCACCGCACATAACCGAATGATTATGTACGGCGGAGCAAGAGGGGGCGGCAAGTCGTGGGCGGTCAGAATGAAAGCAGTGCTATTGGCTATCAGATATGCAGGTATAAAAATGTTATTTCTGCGACGGACATACAGGGATTTAGAGCGTAACCACGTTCGCGAACTGGAGCCATTGCTGAAAGGCATAGCGAGATACAGCAAACAGGAAAAATGTTTCTATTTCAATAACGGTTCACTGTTGGAAATGGGATATTGCGACAGCGAAAGCGACGTCAATCAATATCAGGGTATCGAATACGATGTCATTTTTATGGACGAGGCTACGCAATTCACCGAGTACCAGTATTCAACATTAACAGCGTGTATCAGAGGTGCTAATTCGTTTCCGAAACGTATGTATCTGACGTGTAACCCCGGCGGTGTCGGTCACGAATGGGTAAAACGTCTGTTTGTATCACGAAAATACAGGAATGCAGAAAATCCTAACGATTATATGTTTATTCCTGCGACGGTGTTTGATAATGCGGTGTTATTGGAAACAGATACAGGCTATGTTGATATGTTAAATAATCTGCCCGACGGACTGCGAGAAGCATGGCGCGACGGCAGTTGGGATTTACTCGAAGGGCGCTATTTCGATGAATTTGACAGGTCAATACATATTGTTAAACCGTTTCAAATTCCTGAACATTGGCGTAAATATCGTGGAATGGACTACGGTTTGGATTGCTTGGCGTGCGTATGGGTGGCTATTGATGAACGCGGTAACTACTATGTTTACCGCGAATATGCCGAAAGCAACAAAGTTATTTCAGTCGGTGCAGGGGAAATAGTCAATCTGACGCCGACTGACGAACGAATAGAATACACCGCCGCCCCACCTGATATGTGGGGCAGGACGCAAGAAAGCGGTAAAACAAAGGCGGATTTGTTCCGTGAGGGCGGTTTACCACTGTTGAAAAGTTCAAATAACCGTGAGGCAGGTTGGTTGGCGGTCAAAGATTTATTACAGGTCAAAAACGGCAGTAGCCGATTGATGATATTCGATAATTGTATTGAATTAATCGACTGTTTAACATCGTTGCAACGTGATACCAAACATCCAACGGATTGTGCGACAGAACCACACGATATAACACATTTACCTGACGCGTTGCGATATTTCGTATTGCAATTCACATCACCGTCAAAGCCACCAAAAGAGGAAAAGACAGCAGTACAAAAGTACAGAGAGAAAGCATTAAAAGGCAGATTAGAAAAAAGGAGGAGCTATTTCTAATGAAAATCAAGAAGATAAAGAGAAAATGTGAAGTCAGAGGGTGCAAAAATACCGATACATATTCACTGACAAATACAAACGAATTCGGTAACAGTGTCATTATCTGCGAAGAATGTTTAAAAAAGGCGGTTAAAGCTGTTGCGGAATACGACCCATCAGCAGAGAAAAAGACGGTATCAGTACCACCGCCACCACTATTTTTCCACGGTGGAATAGAGAAAACAGTAGAAAACGTGGAAGAAACAGTTGAAACAGAGGATAACAACACAGAAGAATACCCTATTCCGTACACAAAAGAGTATTTGGACGGTGTTAAGTACAACGATTTGAAAAAAATCGCAAAGGAATTAGGTATCAACGCAAATACTGACAAGGAAACGCTGATTGCGAGTATTCTTGCATTTTAAACGGAGGGAATGACTATGAATGTGATTTATGTTCTGCTATGCGTTATAGCCGTTCAGACGCTAATCATAGTAGGAATGTCAATAGTGCAACATATCGAACGCAAAGACCTGTATAACAGGTTGATGTGCAGAAATATGACTGAATACAACAACATCAAAGCCGACGAGCCGAAGCAACCTATCAGCAGGCATAAAGCTGTTTTGAATAGGTGGCGCAAGAACGACGCAAAGGTGGGTGATGAATAATGAATTTGAGATATTCACCTGTATTGCAGGGCGTAAAAGCGAGCGTAAAGAGTATGTTTTCACCACCTGACAGCGAAAGTGCAGACGATGAAGAAGTTGGCAGAGTAATTGACACCGACGACGACGGAAACCAACTGTACAAGGAAGATATTATCGCAAATATTCACGAAGAATTAGAGAAACGCCGTTCAGCACGTTCAGCATTGGAAACACAATGGCATTTAAACGCTAATTTTTTAGTCGGTAATCAGTATTGCGATTTTAACCCATACAGTCGTGAAATAGAGCAGTTAGAGCCTGTATACGATTGGTTGGAACGCGAAACGTTTAATCAGATTGCACCGCTGATTGACACACGAATTGCGAACCTAAAGAAAATCAATTACAGAATGAAAGTCAATCCGAGAACAAACGAGTTAGAGGACTACGCAAAGGCTGAAACATCAACTACGATATTACAGTATTTGCAGACTTCAAGCGATTTCGACACCAAGAAAAACACTGCGATACAGTGGAATGAATTGTGCGGTAACTGTTTTTGGCTATCGTGGTGGGACAAAGACAAAGGCGAGAAATACGCCACCGAAAAAGTCGTTGCTGTTGATGATGAAGGCAATGAACAAAAGTTTGAACAAGCGTTTTATCAAGGTGATTTGGAATACGGATTGATAACGCCGTACGAAGTGTTCCCCGAAAGCATTTTCAAAGAAGGTGTAGAGGCACAGCGTTCAATCATTTTGGAGCAGGTAAAGACCAAAGAGGAAATATACGACCTATACGGTATCAAGGTTGAGGGTACAACGGTTGAAACGTTTGAATTGACACCCGTTGTTGCCGGAGGCGGTTTCGGTTACGAGAATACCGTCACAACATTAGGTACACGTTCGGTAGATAACGCCGCAAAAGTGATTACGTATTTTGAACGTCCGACAAAACATAGACCGGACGGAAGAATGATAATCATTGTCGGTGACGAACATTTGGTTTACTACGGTCCGCTACCGTATTCACGTATACCATTAACGCAAATGATGTGTCGCGAATCGGCAGGACAGTTTTTTGGAAAGTCAATAATTGAAGATTTGATACCGCGTCAGAGGGCGTATAACGGCTGTCTGAACCGAATACACGAATACATCAAACGCATTGCAATACAGGGTTTCTACACCGAAGAAGGCAGTATTGACATCGAAGAATTTGAACAAAACGGTGCGGCACCGGGTGCAATGTTGGTATACAGACAGGGAACAAACCCGCCTAAACCTATTCCGAATGGCAATTTGCCGTCAGAGATTATGACAGAACGATACAATCTGAAAAGCGATATGGAATATGTAGCAGGTGTATCACAGCTGATGATGAACGGTGCAACGCCTGCAGGTGTAACGTCAGGTACAGCTATACAGAACCTTGTTGACATAGACAATACACGTCTATCACTGACAGGCGACCATATCCGAAACAGTATCAAAAATTTAGCGGTAATGTGGCTTGAAATCTATAAAAAATACGCGAATACGCGACGCGTGCTGAATTGCACAGGTAAAAACCGTATCGGTAATGCGATTATTTGGAATAGCGACGATATTAACAGCTATGACGTTGAATACGTCACTGAAAATGAACTTTTAATGTCAGAAGAAGTGCAAAAGGAGCGTTTCTTCGACGCATACAAAATGGGACTGTTCACTGACGCAAACGGTCAGATACCTGAGCGTGTAAAGCAGAGGGCGTTGGAGTTTATGAAAGTAGGCAATTACACCGAAATAATGAACATCAATGCACTGCAAATTCAAGCGGCACAACGTGAAAATGTATTTTTTGAGCAAGGTGCAGTACCGAGAGTATCAGAGTTTGACGACCACGATATACACATAGACGAACACCTGCGGTATATCTTGCAGTTGGATTTTCAGCTGTTAAAACTGAAAAAGCCTGAGTATGCAAAAGCATTAGAGGACCATATCAGACTACATAAACAAGCACAGACACAAGACCAACAGCAGAATGTGTTGGCAATGTTAGCACAACAACAAGGACAAAGATAGGAGGACTATACATAATGGATAATTTTGACGACGCAAAACAGGCGACCGAAGATATGTTTGACGGTCAAGAGGTATTAGGTGAAGAAAGTACCCCACAAGATACCCCGCAAGAACAGCAAGAGGGACAAGTACAAGAGGAGCAACCGCAAGAACAGGTACAAGAACAACCGCCCCAAGAGAATAATGCAGTTGATGAGGCGGCAAATGTAGCACAGGCGGCGGCACAAGCGGCGGCTGAACGTGAACAGGAATACCAACGCATTATGGCAGAAAATGAACAGCTAAGACAGACAAATAACGAATTGCAACAGACTATAACACAGCAATCACAGCAGCGTGAGCAAGCAATTATAGAGGACGCAATGCAAATGCCTATGTTGGATGTAAACCGTTTAGCATTCGAGGACGATGCAACTGTTCAGAAAATGCAACAGGACTATGCAAACGCAATGCAAAAATACGTCACACGGCAAGTGCTAAAAGACGTTGAACCTGCCTTGCAATACGCAAAGGACGGTATGCGTGAGAAAGAAAAAAGGGAAATGCTTGAGGCGTTCAAAGGTGTTGATGAACTGAAAGGTATTAACGATATGTTGCCACAGCTGGACTACATAATTGAACATAACAAGTGGTTAGCCAATGACGATATACCTATGGACGAAAAGTATTTGACGGCATATATGATTGCAAACGGCGTAAATTCCGCGAATACACCGCCACCGTCAGACCCAACAGCAGAAGAATTAATGAAATACTACGACAGCAATCCTGAATTTCAACAAATGATTGAAAAAAAGAGATTGGACGACATTAAACAAAGTCAGCAAGTGCCTGCAATGTCAGCGTCAAACGGCGCTGTAAACGCGGCATTAACAATAAAAGAAAAACCAACAACTTGGGACGACGCCTCCAAAAGAACAAGAGATATGTTCAGAGGGAAATAACGTACCCACATTACAAAAGAGGGAGAATTTTTAAATGGGAAGAGAACAAAACTTAAAAACTATTGAAGAGGCTCTAAAATCTAACTACTTACCGGTATGGAATAACCTACTCGGTATCGAGCCTACACCACTACTATCAAAAATCAAGAAAAAGCCATTGGTAGCAAATGAGATTGTTGCGTCAGCTCCAATCGGTCTATCAGGCGGTTTTGGCTACGGCGAAGAAGGACTTGCGACACCTGAAGCAGGTAACGTTATGTTCAAGCGTTTCAGAACATACGCAAAAGATATGTATACAAACGTTGAGTTGTCAATCAAAGCTGTACAACTTACAGGCAAGGACGGCTCTATGGCAAACGCGCTTGACACAGAAGTTAAGGCGGCGTACGAAACAGCAAAATGGAATGTCGGACGTTCACTATTCGGCAATGGTACAGGTGCATTAACAAAGGTTGTTAAACAGACAACTCCGACAACGAAAGTTGAAGTAACTGACATTAAGTATGTCAAGGAAGGCTTGATTGTAGACTTTTATCCGACCTCGGCTACAACGCCGAACGACGTGGTTGCTAAACAGCTACGAATTATGGCAATTAACCGTACAAAGAACAGCAACGGTAACTATGAGATTATCCTTGATAAAGCACCTACAACAGCACTTGTTGACGGCTTTATGACGGTGCAGAACTCATTTAACCGTGAAATCACAGGTCTTGGTGCTATCTTCGACGATGAAGTTCCTACAATTTACGGCGTAAGCAAGGAAGACAATCCGATTATCAAGCCTATTGTTATTGACGCAAATGATAATGTTGAGGACAGCATTATTACAAAGGCTCTAAGACGTGCCGAAAAGGACAAGAACTCAAAGGTTGATATGCTGTTGTGTGGTGACGAAGCGTACGACCACTACACAGAATACCTAAGAGTAAACAATATCAGAGTTGAACAGAACACCTTACAGGGTGGTTTCAAATCAATTCAGTTTGCTTTCGGCAACAGACAGGTTGATGTTGTCAACGAAATGTTCGTGCCGGATGATGAAATTTGGGGTGTTGATACATCAGCACTTGAACTACATACACAGGAATGGAAATTCGCTGACCTACAAGGCGGTGGCATTTTCAACCTAAAGGAAAATTCATCAGTTTACAGAGCGTTGCTTGCAAACTATGGTGACCTTATCTGCTCAAATCCTGGTGGTCTAATCAGAATTTACAACTGTATTTAATCTTTACGGCAAGGTAATTATATGTTGCCTTGCCGTATTTTTGCCGTTATTTTAGGCACTTGCTGAAATATTTTTTTCTGAAATGCGGTGATAGATTGGAACAAGCAGAAGTAACACTTAAAGAAATATATGAAAAAGTAAGTCTTAAAGTACCTCTTGAACAGCGACGGTTCTTTAATTTCTTTAACGACACCGTTGCAGAACTTGAAGCGCTATATCCCGACTTACTGTTCAAAGAGGGTGTGCATTTTACACCGGTACACGATTTATCGGACGAAAACGTTGTATTACCGCTTTATACTCCGGCAATCGTGGACAATATCTTATACCTTTGTGGTTATGACCAACAAGGTATATTCAAACAAGAATTTACACGAAAATCAAGAAATGCCTATGTGCATTATTGGAAAAATCACGCACATAACAGACGTGTACGACGAATGAGGTGGTAGAGAAGTGTTTGACAGTGGAATATCTGCAAAAGCGTTAATAGCAGAATTACAGAGTGAAGTGGACGTCGCACTTCCTATCGCAAATTCGACGTATGCAACGTGGCTGAACAGTCTGCAATGGCTGTTATACAGTGCGATTATAAAAGAACAGAACGACTTGATAATTACTGAACCGCAAGAGGATGTTATACAGCTTGCAAACCTTGATGTTTCGGATAATGAAGCACCGATACGGTTTGAAGATATATATGCGGTGTATGCAGATACAACACAATTAATAAAGACGAGTATAACAAGCGGTTTCGTATTTCCCGATTGTTTTTATAAAAAAGGTGATAATTTGGCTGTTAAAATGCAAAAAGCACCTAATTTTATTAAATTAATCTATCATATCAAGCCTAAATTGATAAAAGTAAATGAAAATGACGAAATACAAGACGGTAACGTGATGATACCGATAGAATTTATCGAATTGGTAAAGTCAAAGTTGAGAGGCGAGGCGTATTCACTTGAAAATGAGTACGGTCCTGCGTCAAATTGGCTCAACAATTACAATATTTTACTTGAAAATTTCAAACAATGGCTATCTGATAAAGCCCAACAATTCGGACAGTAAAGGAGAGGTTATATGGCAAAGAAACAAAACGAATTACAATTCGGACAAGTACCATTACCACAGGCACTAAAGCAATATAGCCTTTCTAAGCTGAATTGGAGCGGTTTAAACAGACGGCAAGTTATAGATACAGGTGCTTTGTCTATGGAATGCAACATTTCTACAGCCGAGGCACCTTATTTAACACCGTCGCAAAGCAGGGTAGACATATTGTCCGATATGGGACTTGAATACAAACACCCTATATCGCTATTCGGTTTTGATGATTTCCTTGTTGTTATCTATCGTGACGATACCGAATTAAAACTTGATTATCTTGTTTTGAGCGACAAGAAAAACAGTAAAGGACAAATCACAAAAGTATATACAGGTCTAATAAAAAAAGGCGTGACAGAAGAAACTGACGCGATACAGCGTAGTATGGTGCAATTCAATGTATATGAAAATGCCGTTGATGTACTTGGCGGCACATATGTAAAGAAATTGATACTGTTTCCTGACAAAGTATCTATGTTTATGAAGATTGTAGATACAGACAAAGACCCTACTACATTTGACAAACAGGCAGTTGAGGACGGCAATGCCGATATTGATGTTATGTATTGTCAAAAAGAAAGTAGTGGCAAAAAAACTTACTATGTTTGGAATGGGGCGATAGGCAGATTTACTTTGACAGGTGGCGCGAACTACTTTAAAACAAGCAATTTGGACGTTGAAATAAAAAAATACTACAATGACGGATATACTCAGACGAAAGACGAGTATTACAATGACGGTTACAGAAAGTCAAGTAAACAAACGTATAATGACGGTTACAAAAAGACGGAATATAACAAAGACAGTAGCAAAAAAGCAAGGTTTTATGACGGATACCAAAAGCAATGGTCGGGTAGTTATAACGAGAACGATGGAATTGTGTACTATCAGCGACAAGGAACGTGTTCACCATATACTTACATAACGGTTACTGATTTGAAGAATGGTGATAGTGTAGCAGGCTTATATATAAGGGCATTTTCACCTTTAAAACAAATGACTAATGTAGCTTTTTACGAACGTACAGGTACGTCATTCCCTTACACATATACAAGAGTATATGCAGAACTTGATTATAATTCAGACATAAGTAATTACTATGAAAAGGTTTCTGATAGCACAGGTACGGTTCAAACCAAACTATACGTAAGAAAAGCTGATGATAACGGTACGATAATACCGTATGAGTATGAGGAAGTAACTGATATTGCATACGGTACGAATATAACCGATTATTACGAAAAGATAAGCGACAAAGAAGTTACGGCAAAAGCATATTACAAAAGAACCGAAAACACCGATAAGGATAGCACCGATAAATACAAATACGAATTGATTAAAAATCTTGAAAACGGCAAGAAAGTATCAAAGTATTATGAATTTACCGAAAACTATGCACCGCCTGAGGGGAGCAATAAGAGTTGCTATTGGCTTAACACTTACGATAATCAAACCTATCAATTTTGTAGCGATATAGGTGACGGAAAAAGTGGGTTTGGAATAACTGTTTCGCCGTCGTTCCCTAATCTAAAGTATGCGGTAGTACATTTATCACGACTTTTTGGAGTTGATGAGGATAGAGTACACGTTTCAGGCTATAACGACTATACGAATTGGAACTTAGACACCGTAGCTGAAAGTAACGAAAGCAATGCGTGGAGCAGTGCCTCACAAACCAACACAAAAGCAGGCGGTAACTTTACAGGTATAACAGTGTATGACAACCACGTTGTTTGCTTTAAACGTGACTTTATGCACGAAATATACAACAGTAAAAATCCGTTCAGATTGGTTGACGTGTATGCGGAGGGGTCTATTGACAACAGGAGCATACAAGAGGTAAACGGCAAACTGATATTTGCGTCAGATGATGAAATCAAGGTGTATACAGGCTCACAACCGCGTGAGATTGGCTATAATCTTGGAATTGACGAGTTCAAAAGTGCCGTTTCGGGTAGTGACGGAAGAAACTATTACTTGTATTGTACAGACAGGCAAGGCGAAATGTATCTGTTTGTGTATGACACAATGGTCGGTCAATGGTCGCAACAAGTGATTAATAGTGAAGTATTAGGCTTTGCACATAACAAAAACGGTATGTATATGTTATGCAAAGACGGTGTTGTATACAAAATGGATACGAACAAATATACGGACGATTGGAGCTGTGAAACGGACTTATCAACCATACTGACATCATCATCTTCAAGCACATATCAGACAGTAAATATCAAACATATAGCAAAATTTCAAATGCTTGCGTATATTGAGGGGCGTTTCAAGGTGTATGCACTGTACGACAATGAAAAATTCAATCCTGAAACATCGCAGTTGCTATATGACAGTAATGGTCGGAAAGGTATGCAAGCAATACGCTTAAAACCACGAATGACCGCTAATTATGGCTACAAGCTACATTTTGAGGGACACGGTTATGTGCGTTTCTATGAAATGGAACTCGGTATTACTCCAGGAGGTGAGTTATTTGTATCATCAAGATGATATTAACAATATGAATTACAAACAGCTTAGAGAAACAGTATCAGAATTAAACGACAATTACGTTAAGCTGAAAAGGACATTAGAGGACGCTTTAGACAACATAGACGAAAGCAACCTCGCAACTACTTTGCGAAAGAAATTAAACGGCTATGATACTCAATTCAGTGTAACGGCTGAAAAGATAGAAAGCAAAGTATCGTATGAGGACTTAGAAAACAATCTAAATCAATATTCAACCGTATCGCAAACGGCACAAGCTATTGAAATGTCAGTAGTATCAAGTCAAGAATACACGGATAATTCAGTAGAAACATTATCTTCAACGTTCACTATGACTGCCGACGGAATATCTACAAGGGTTTCAAAGCTAAAGAAAGGTGTGGAAACACAATTTAATCAAACAGCGGAAAAGATTGAATCACTTGCATTCGAAAAAATGAATACATCAGAGGCTGTTACGGTAAAAGAAAAACCGTCCGCAAGCGATAAAACGTTGGATAAAGAAAAACTCTGCAAATATAACAACAAATATTATTATTTCAATGATATTTTACAAGATTGGTTAGAGTATGACGAAAAAAACGGCATTAATTCTGCATTCACTCAAATATCAGGCGGATTTATATTGAACGGTTGCGTAAAGGTGAGCGGTGACCTTATAACAGAGGGAACTATTACAGGTACAGATATAGTTGGAGCAAAATTTTATAATGAGGATAAAAGGGCGTATGTGACTATTGGTAATTCAAGCGGTAATTATGGTGATTTGACATTGAAGCGAGTATCGAATGGCAAAGGACAAGAAGTTTTTCAGATTTATGATACGGGTGTTGGTATTGCTATAAAAGCTGTAGGAACGTCTTTTATAGGTTCGACTGGAAGTAAGACATACCCAAAAGGCACTTGGGATTTTTCAAAATGTACGGTAATAGGCTTACCGTCAAGTACAAGTTAAGGAGGAAAATATATGTTATTTAGAATAGGTGATAACGTCGCAGTGACGTGTAAAAACCCAAACGAAACACTGTTGTTTATAAACAGAGTACCAACAGCTTGGTTATTCTCGATAGATATAGAGATATGTCAAAAGGTAAAGAGAATGATTGTTGAAGAACAAAATCTTAAAGATATAAAAATTGAATATGAAAGTGAAGATTGTACAACCGGCAGAGTTGTTGACTTGCCTATGGACAGTCTACACAGCTTTACTATCGACTATGCAAGCGGTATGGCGCACGTTGAGTTTAAAAGGGGGATAAATAATAATGTATAACAAACCAACAAACGCAGAAGAAATGGAAGAATTCGAACGAATGACAACCGGCTTCGATTATGTATATGAAGATACAGTCGGAGCGGGAAAGATAATATATCTTAAAATGCCTGTTGTATCGGCAAATAAGAGAGGTGTGAACGATATAGGGTGGCAATGTGACGGTGACGACGTTGCTTTATATGCCACTATGTCAAGAAAACCACGCGAGACTGAACTATGGTCGGAAGTCAAAGAAAACTATGTTGTAAATAAGACTGTATCGGCGTTGAAGTTTGAAAACAAGGACACAAAGCCTTGTAATCTATGTGTAAGGGTGCGTTTAAATTAATGGGGGTGGTTAAATGAAGGGTAATGTATGTTATCAAAAGACAGACTTCGGCTCTGAAACACCTGACTTGCTTAATAAATATGTTCTGAAAATAACTCAAATAGCAGGAATATCACTCAAAAAAGATATTTCAAAAGAGAGTTTAAGGCTTGCTTTAAGTGTTCCTACACTTGTATCGCAACTTGTTAATGATAAAGAGTACATAACCAAATCTGAAATTGAGATTATACAAAAATCTCTTGAAGATATGGATAGCGTGTTAAACGGCAAGATTGACGATACAAACGCAAAACTTGATGATGAAATAAACGCAAGGGAAATGCTTGAAAATGTGGTGAATACACTGCAAATACTGGCTCACAAGCACAGTAACAAGAATGTACTTGATACTATTACAGAAGATAGAGTAGCAATATGGGACAAGGTGAAAGACCTTGATAAATACTTTGACTATATTGATTTTAAGGCTTTTGTCGAAGAAATAGTATATGCGTATACAAACGAACTTCAAAATCTGTACACAGCAATCGGTATTACATCATACGACGGTGGTGTATTCGGTATGGAACAGTTAGGAACAGAACTTGACGGCGGTAACTTTGACAGTGAACCCGAAAACAGTTTTGATTGCGGTGATTTTAACCCGCTTGAACTGTCTGCACAAGTAACATCGGTCATTGATTGTGGAACGTATTAAGGAAAGGAGGATTGATAGAATGGCAACAAGATTTATAGCAAAGCACGGTTTGAAAAGCAATATAAATAGATTAACACTTTCGGAAGGTGAAATAGCTATTGCATATAGTGATGACAAATCAGAGGCTGAAATATATGTAGGTGGAAACGACAATACACCAATCCCCGCAGCAGGTGCGTCGATGAAAACAAAAAACCAAATATTTGTCGTATGCGACGGCGACCACGACGAATTAAAATTACAGGCGGCGATAGATAGTGCGCCGTATAAAAGTATTATATATCCTGTAGGTGAATTGTGCGTTATCACAAATGCAAATATGAAGTCGGGTTACGGAATGACGGAAACTAATAACGGCGTGGTAATTCCGTTAAAAGGCGGTATGACATTAGACGGTTCAATGTGCGATACAATTATGTTCAAAAATACAAATCCTGTCGCAAAACAATATGTTTTTCATCTGCCGGAAGGCGCTAAAATGCAAAATGTAAAATTTACAGAGGACACGGACACAGTAACGGCGGACACAGTAAATCCGACAGTATTATCAGCGCAAAGTAGTTCACAGATAATATCCTGTACATTCTACGATATATTCAGTACACATCAATTCGGTGTATCAACGTTTGAAATGAGCAACGTTCTGTTTTTGAACAACGTCATAGATACGTTCGCAGGCGCACCGGCAAATAATTTGACAAATGAAATAAAAATCGCAGGCAATTCGTTTGTTATGGGTAACAAATTTTTAAATTTCACGCAAAAAGAACAAACATTAGGTTATATGTTGCAGACGTCAACCGTTATATTTGTAAACAATTATATGTCCGGTTTTACAAATTGCAGTATTGATATAGGCAAAAAAATAGTAGACAATATATTTAAAACGTTTACTGATTGCAGTATCGATATAAATGGCGAAATTTCGGACAATGAATTTGTAGCAATTACACAGAACACAAAAACACCGTTTATATCCACCACGGGGATTACATTAATCAGCGGAAACAGAATGGCTGTTATAAAAATCAATGCAGAATATATTGATTTTATCGAATGCGGAAATTATACCGTTATATGCGGAAATTATATGCACATTTCCGCAGGCCCTACGTCGGGACAGTGTAATCTAATATCAGCCAGCAGTCAGACGCTGATAGCAGATAATATATTTAGGACAACGGCGTCTGTAACGGCAAATGCAGATTTTTCAATTATATACAGCGACGGTAAAACAGTAGTCAAAAATAACGTGACAAACGCGACATCTATCGGAACGTTCGGCGATACGTGCGTTGTTGACGGAAATGTGACAGGGTGGTGATATTATGTACAAATTTTATAGTAAAAACGGAACAGTGTATTTCTATGAACACGGTGTCGAAATTGACGGCACGGTGTACGGAATACATACCGACAGGGATATATTGCGTATAAAACGCAGGATTGTCAATGATAAATTCGCCGAAACTGACGGTGATTTCGATATGGACACAGAAATTGCAAAAATTCAGCATACAGACGTAATGTTGGAACAGCCTACGGCAGAACAGCTGTCACAGATACAGGCGAAAACATTTGACAGTATGTCGGATATGAAACAATATGTTCAGTCCGTTATGAACGGTGACGAAACAATGTCACAGGACGAAATCAACGCAATGCTGTTATTAAAAATTGCGGAAATGGAGGTAGCAATTACAAATGAACAAACGACTAATTAAAATGTATTACAAAAAGGGCATTTACAAAGAAAAGGATTTAAACACATTTGTAAATGCCAGATTTATCACAGAGAATGAGAAAAAAGAAATTATGGAGGGTTAAAAAATGGCTAATAAAATTCAATTTAGACGTGGACTGAGAAAGTTACTACCAACATTGTCGTTCGCTGAGCCGGCATACACAAGTGATACAAACGAGTTTTTTATCGGCACAGGCAAAGGCAATGTAAATATGAACGGTAGCTTGTGGTATACAGGCACAGCTTTAAGCGGTACGTCTGAAAACATCAACTATACATATGCGGATTGTCCTCTTGTTAAAGTGGGTGATGTGTACCTTAATACCGATTATGGCTATATCTATCAGTCTACTACAGCAGGTAGCGGTGAAGACGTAAAGTGGCAATACAAAGGTACGATAAGAGGACCACAAGGCATACAAGGTGTTAAGGGCGACACAGGAGAACAAGGTCCGCAAGGATTGAAAGGTGATACAGGTGCAAAGGGCGACAAAGGCGACAAGGGCGAAAAAGGTGAAACAGGAACACTTGGAAGTAATTCAGTGAAAACCGTGCATATTGCAGATGAGGCTATTACAAGAAGCAAACTTGCAGGAGATGTTTATGATTGGATAAATAGCGGTGAATATTCCGAATCTGAATGGAATTTTGACCAAACCATAAAAAATCTAATAAAAATAGGAGCAATAAACATACCGATTTTGGAATGTTATCCTGCAGAAAATATAGGGGCGAAGATAAACACAGTAGCTAAAGTAGGTGACTTGTTTATCATAAAAAATGTGGTTGCAGACCCGGATACAGAAGCAATAGAACAAATTCGCTATAATGATGATTTAGGTTCTGTTTTTGTTTTCAACGGAAGTATACAAAAAGGATATTGTGGAGTTTGTAGAGTTACTAAAGCCTTAAAAATAATAGATGTGGGAGAATATGAAAGCGGAGAGGTTAAACTGCTATTCACATTCAAACAAGGTGGAGAAGAAGTAGTAATACGCGAGGAGGATAAATAAATGAACATTTGGGAAACAATCAATATATTTTGGGTTACATTGGCGTGTAATCTATTCGTTAAAACCGTATTTATTGCGGTTATGTTAGATACAGTTTTGGGGCTACTAAGGGCAATCAAAGAGAAAAAGTTCAACAGTTGCTTTGGCATAGACGGAGCAATAAGAAAAATCGCAATGATTATATCGGTCGTATTTTTGGCGGTATTGGACAAGCTGATAGGCTTTAATATGCTACCGTTTGTGCCGGAAGAAGTGCTTAAATATATAGGCATTACGCAAGTGGGCATATGTGAGTTTTTCTGCTTGCTGTACATAATGTACGAAAGTATTTCAATACTGAAAAATATGTGCTTATGCGGTCTGCCGATACCGAGCAAATTGCGAAATGGTATCGAAAAGTGGCTTGATACAATGACATCAGAACTTGAGGGGAAAAAAGAGGAATAAATATGGATTTGAAAGAGGCTGTTCAAATAGAAACTTGCAAAGATTATGAAAAAGATTTGCAAGATGAATATTATCAACTGTCAATGCGATACAAAAGGCTTAAAGCAACGGTTGACAGTTGGGATAAACAAGACTTGATAACTTCCCCTGAAAGTACACGAAGTATATATGACATACAATTAGAGGCAATGAAAGTTTATCTTGCAATGTTGTATGCAAGAGGGGTAATGGAAGGAATTGAATTGAAAGAGGTGTAATGAAATATGACAGATAAAATTTTTATAAACGCAGTAAAAACATTGATCGCAAACTATTTTAACAATAATGTTGATGTGACAGACGGCAAGAAAATCACCACAGATGATGTGTATATCGTGTGGAGCTGTAAGACATTGCAGAATTTCAAGGCGTTGGCGTCAACAACCGTATCGGACGGAATGTATTACGAAATTACATACAACGGTGA